CGTACATAAAAGGCGACTTCGACGACAAGCCGATTCGGTCGATGGTGACGTTCTTGAAACTCGCCGCAGACGGTGACGCGGGCTATGTAGAGATCTCTGGCACGGGCGTCGATAAGGCCGTGAATCGGTGCGCCGCGATTCGCGAGGACGTTTATCGGGCGTGCTATCTCCAGGCTCAGGGCCGATCTACGGAAGCCACTCCGGCGGCCCAGAGCGGCTACAGCAAAGAGATGGATATGCTTCCGTCTCTCGACATCCTGAACAAGTTCGGGAGCGTCCTTAGGTCGGCCCTCGTGAGTATTCTCGACACCGTCGCCAAGATTCGCGGAGAGGTCAATCAGTTCGCGGTTTCGGGTTACGAGTTCGACACGACCGGCACCGATAACGCACTAGACCAACTCGACCGTGTTGATGATGTCGGCATCGAGTCCGATACGTTGCGGCGAGTGTTGTCGAAGCGTGCGGTTCGTTCTTTGCTCACAGGTGAGGATCCGGCGATTGTGGCCGCGGCGGAAAAAGAAATCGACCAAGCTCCCTCAATCGAAGAGCAGAAGAAAGCCGAAGTCGAAGCTCGGCGCGTGGCTGTAGCTGGCACGTTCGGCAGGTAGTAAAACAGGCCCGGCTGCATCCGGGGCGAAATCAGCCGCCTGGGGCTTCCAGGGGAAGGTGTGTGCATGGAAATGGAAATCATCCGGTTCTTGTTGGCTTACGTTGCCCGAAAGGGTGACGTCAACGAGAGCCGCCAGGCAATTCAATATGTCGAATCGCTGAAGCAATTTGACATCACCGCGCCCGCCGCATCGGACTTGGCGGGTAACGCGGAAGCCGTTGCCGAGCAAGTGAAGGAGAGCGTCGATGCGTAATCTACTGGCCGCCGGCGTATTGCGTGACCCGGAGCCCGGCGCTGGTGGCGGTGGCGAAGCGTTCGATCCGGTGAAGTTCAAGGCCGAGATCATGGCCGACGTAACCAGGAATCTGAACGGTGGTCTATCACGCCTCGAACGCCAACTCGCGGCTTTGAAGCCGCCGCCGAAACCCGATGACGATGACGGCGGTGATCCACCCCCGGATCCGAAGGGCAGTAAGGTTGATCCCGAAGTCGCCAAGCTGCGCAAGCAACTCGACAAGCAAGCGGCCGACCTCGCAGCCGAGAAAGCTGAACGGCAGAAGACGCACGAAGCCGCTCTCGAAAAAGAGCGCCAGTCTGTAATTCGTCAGGAGATCGCGCGTCACGGCCTCGCCGAGGACGCAGTCGACGATGCGTTCCGATTCTTCCGCGACGAGATCAAACGCACCGAATCCGGCGAGCTTGTCGGCGGCGATGATATTCCAGCCGCCGACTACATCAAAGATGTCGTGTCCAAGCGTCCGCGATGGCTGCCGCCGCGCGACGTTGACGGCACGGGCGCCAAGAACGGCCCCGGCGGGCGCGGCGCGCAAACCCCATTCGACCTCAACAGCATCAAGCCCGGTATGTCCGCAGAGGAA